TAGTCTTTGTTGCTTTGGTAATCTCATTCGGAGGTGAATGAGTAATAGATTTAAGATAATAGTATTACTGATTGGGATAGCACCATTTGTGGTATGGTGGATTGCTTATCTTAACGACCTCGTTTATATCTAGCAGTCGCAGCATATTGGTCATCATTGTTCTTAGCTGATTTAGGTAGAACAATTGATGATGGTGAAGTGTTAGCTGTATTACTTACATTGGTGTTATTCACAACAGTAGTATTACCACCAGCTTGTCTCATAGCATCAAGACCAGACTTAGTTATCTGTTCTTCTTTATCTAACTGTCTTTGAATATCCTGTTCGATATTAGAATCAATATCACTACTTATCTTATCTAGATCTTTCTTTCTTGAAGGATCTAAGACATCTTCTTCTTTTAATGGTGGGATAGCTTCTTCAGTTGCTTCTACAGTACCACCCTCGTCACCAGCACTTGCTCCTATCTCAGGATCTTCGTCTCTGAATGGGAAGAAGCCACCGAACTCTACTTTCTTTTTAATAAATGGTATGGTAAATGAGAATGCAGGGATACCAAGATTATCCATAATAGTATCAAAGAAACCATATATCTTTTCTCTCAATCCATCAAAGCCAAACAATCCTGCTATCGCATCAAGTATGTTCAAGAAGAACTTCGGTATGATTAAAATTAAGTCAAAGAAGAAGTCAGATATATTTTTAAATAATCCCTCGCCATCGGCATTGGTAAATATACCCATAAGAGAACTGAATAATTCCATAATAGGTCGTATCGGTGCCATAATTATATTACCAATAAAGTTGGCAATATGTTGAACGAAACCTGCTATACCATCTATCAACGAACTGAATAAGTCTGCGAAGGAAAAGCTATCTAACATTGCGGATGCTTTGTCCATACCAAACATACCAAGTACCCAAGAGATGGCTCCCTTAATCATATCAAGAGGACCGAAGATTAATGAGTTGAATAAACCTTTAATTGCTCCAGCGATACCTCCAATAATACCACCTTCAGCGAAACCATCGAATGCTCCTTTGATTGTATCAAATAATGTAAGGATAATTAATAGTGGGAAGAATACTTTAGAAGCAATCTTAGCAACAGCACCAACTGCTTTACCAAAGGTTGATAGTGATGAGCCGATACCTCTGAAGAAACCACTTATTCTACCAAAGATACTTACAGATCCTTTTACAGAACTCATTGCTCCTTTTAGCATCTTAAATAAATCACCGAAAGGTTTTGCCAACCCTTTTAATCCATTTAAGAAACTACCCATAACGATGGGAGTCTTACCTAATGCTGCACCACCTTTGAATAAACCAGTAAGTGGCTTGAGTAGTGTACCGAAACCTGCTTTGATTGCTGTGCCGAAACCTTTTATGGTTCCAGTCAGTCCTCTAAATACTCCTCGTATCTGTACTTGTAATCTTGCTGGGGTAAACAACTTGGCGAAAGCCATAATTGTTTTTAGTTGTGCTGCGAATAAACCTATAAGAGTTCCTAAAACTACAGCAATGACTTTACCTAACTTGCCGAGTTTACTAAACGCACTCTCTTCATCTCCACCTGGACCATCATCAGACTCTGCTTTACCTGCTAAGATTTCTAGATAACCAGCCATAGCCATAAAGGTCTTGTTCTGTTCCATAGTTTCTTCCTTAGTCGGAAGAACTTCTGAAATCTTTTCACCTATGAGTTGTGCCAACTCCTCGTTGCGTGGAGTAGCTTTCCTTCTATCAGGTAATGCGTCTTTATCGCTTGGTGTTTGATTTGGTAGTGCCATCTATCTGTTTCTCATTTTTAGATTTTCTTGTTCCCTTTTCGCTTTCTCTTCTTCCAAGTGTTTAACTAGCATAGAAGTATATATCTCTCGCTCAAAAGGATACATATTTTCCAGCTCAGTCAACGAATATTTATGATGTTGCATTAAAGCGAAGTTCGTCTTATAATGGTTCATCAAAGAATCATGGCTGAGCATTAGCCAAAAAAACTTTGTAATCCCTCCAAAGTTCGTTTATGTTCTCTGCCACAATTAGGGCAAGTCCATTGAATCTCTTTTGTCATCTTAGGCATAGTCTCAAAGAAATCTTTTATTCTGTTGAACTGCTCAGATGATAAATTATTTATAAACTCATCCACTTCTTGCGGAGTCTGTTCATGTATATAATGAAGTTGGTCTCCCTCGTAAATAACTTCCATTGAATCCATTATAATTTCAAATACCTTGTTAGGATCGCTATCTTGATTCAATCCTTGATACTTGATAATAGTTTCTAGTGTAGGATATTTCATAACTACACCAACATCTCCCCATAGATCTATTCTTTTATTATGTCCTTCAGGGAATGTCACTGGAATCTGTGTAATATCTACAGAAAGTTTTACAGTTGCTTTTGGATTATCTACACAACCTGCTTCTTCATTATCACACTTACCGATTACTTCAACTAATTCTCCTACACTCTTTCCTCTCATTTGAGCAAAGGCATATTCTAAATCGAAAGTTGCTAATCGTTCTACATTAATCTCTTCACTTACACAGTTAGTAATCAATGAACGCAAAGTATTTACCATTGTCATTTCATCTTCTGACTGCATAGCAAGCATCAATGCTTTCTCGTCTTTTACAACGAATGGTCTAAAATTTACTTCCTGACCAGTGGAAGGAATCTGCAACGGATAAGTTGCCGATGTATTTTTAGGTAAAGCCATTATTTATCTCCTTCAATAATATTGCTATCGTTTTTCATATCATGTAGAAACTTGTTCAACTCTTTAGTTGAACCAACATAGATAGAATTGTTTTGCACTCCTGGTGCCTTGCCTTCTTTCTTGCCTTCTAGTTTCTGTTTTTGCTGATGTAGATCCAACAGTTGTTGGTTAATATCAGCTTGTTGTTTCATTAGATTACCAACCACTTCAAATGCACGAGGGTGCTCTGATTGTTTAGCAATCTCTAAAGAATGATTAAGTGCGTCTTGACCTTTCGCTAATATATTGAGAAGATTAGCACGAGTGGTATCATAATCACTTTCTATCTTTATATCTTTCGGATCGTATCCTGCTGATGCAACCATAGGATAATCCGACATTACATTTGCTGCATCATCTACAGCAGATGGTAATTCGTTTGCTTTATCTATGCCAGTGTCTACTGGGCATGGTGTTATTGATGATGGCTCAGTTGGTTGAGTACCATCGAATCCTGCTGGCAAATCAAAGACCTTGCCAAGTCCTTTATCAATTTTAGACATTATATTCTCCTACCAAATCTCTTACGACCTTTGGAATTGTTTCCCCCATATGTGACATGACCACCAGAATATGTCACAGGATTACCTTTACCATCCCTAACAACATTCTCAGGGATATCTTCTTCTATTCTATCGATTACTCTTGGCTCAGGTGGTATGCCTGTTGGTGGATCCCCTACACCTGCTGGTAGTTGTTGCTTCGAATACTGAGCACCTCTCCAGTATCTAAACTGTAGAGTGACTCCTATCTTCATAACTTCTTTGCCTTCAGCTGTAAGTGCGATAGGGTTTATTGTTTTAGGATATGCTTCGTATAAAGTACAACCATAAATGCTTTTATCTTGCTTGTCCAATACAAATATGGTGACATCCTTTGAGTAATTATTGTAGTAATTAAATTTTCTAGTGACTGGATCGATAACTTCTCCTATCCAGTTATCCCAATATGATTTAACTTTCATTGGTCTATCTACATAGAACTCTAACTGGACTGCTTCAAACAATCTTTCATATGGCATCTCTCTATACTCACCAAAAGTTCTTGCTGGAGTAGTAGAGTTGTTAAGTCCTGGGAGTTGTGCTGCTGAACAATACATCAAGAGTAATCGTGACATATCAGATCCTCCAAAATTAGGAAGAACAACAGCATATCTGTTTACAATTGCTAAACCCTCTTTTTTGATTTGTGATGTAAAATCGTTGAGAGTCGTCTTTGGAGCTTCGTTGAAATTATTAGCCATACAACTATTTAGTTCTATCTTTTGTATTCTGTGTTAGGATCGCCTGTAATTTCTTGCATTTTATCAAAAGAAAGTCCTGGTGGAATGCCTAAAAACCTTCTATCGAAGTCAATTAGGAGTATAAGACGATGTTCGAACGAATAATTATGTGCTGAATGTGTATATTGATTGTTAAAACCGAAGGACTCTGACCAGTCAACCTCTGTACCATTGACCTCTAGGAATATATCTCCCTTGGGTATATGTAGTGGTATATGTATTCTTAAATGCTCTCCACGACGATTCTCAGGACCTGTATGCCTATGAATAATACTATCTTTGACTAATATAGAGTAATTAGCGATAGGAACGACCTCTTCATACTTCTTTAGGATAGCATTTGCTGTAGGATACTGTGGTCTTGCCCTTTCTCCTTCCTTATCAGCATAGTTGGTAGCAGGTGGTTGGTATTTAAGATATACATTCTGCCAAGCATCAAGTCTAGCAGGTTTTTTATCAGGATTACCAGAGTGGTGTCCCATACTATCTCTACTCATAACAGGCACAGCTTTATTATCTAACACCCACTGTAGTTTTTTATCCATAGTCCAATCCCAGTTTAAATGACCAACGAGATCGTTTATCAGGTTATGCTTTTGAGCTTCTAACTCTTCAATGATAGCATCTAACTTGGGATACTCTCCCTTCTTAAATATCTTTTGTTCTTGTATTGCTCGCAGTTCTGTTTTTGGGATACTTGCCCACCATGGTAAATTAATCATTCTCTATCGCTCCTGACTTCCAGCTTGGGGTTAGAACTTCGCCATCTCTGGCATAATCAATTAAGTATTTATCTGTACACCCTACAAGTTCCTGTAGTTTAG